GTATCTTTGTTTAAATAACAATTTGAAATGATTAACACGGTAAGAGCAACAGTCTTGTCAATTGCAAATAAAAACAATTATGGATATATAACTCCTAGTGATTTTAATTTATATGCAAAACAAGCTCAACTAGATATATTTGAAGATTATTTTTATCAATACAATAGTTGGATAATAAAACAAAACGCACGTGTATCTGGTAGTGAATATGCAGATATTTTAAAAGGGTTAGTAGAGGTGATTGATAGTTTTTCTGAAACAAGAGGATTAACTACATCTGGTATTAATTTATATAATTTACCAGCAAACTATTATTTAATTAATAAAATAAATTACTATCCTAACACAATATTTTCTTCAACTACTACGGCAGCTGGATTAAATACTTTAACAGATGCTAATGCAACGTTTACAACAACTGGGACGGTATTACCAGGGCAGTTTGTAACTAACACTTCTTTAGTTAGTGTATCTTCTGGTTTTGGAGCTTATATAGTTAGTGTAGATTCAGAAACACAATTAACATTATCTAATAATCCATTTGGTAGCGCTGCTACAATTGGAAATTCTTATACTATTATTACTACAGCTGGTATTAGAGAAGTAGAAAGAGTGTCACAAAATAAAATATTTTATTTAAACTCATCTTCATTAACTTCGCCTAACATTTCTTATCCAGCTTATGTTTTAGGTGGAGCAAATAATCTTTCAACAGGTAATACCATTACAGTATATCCTGATACAATTATTGGTTCAGGTAAAATATTATCACAATATATAAGATATCCTTTAGATCCTAATTGGAGTTATAGTTCATTAACAGGTGGAGAACCTGTTTTTGACGAAGGTGCAGCAGATTATCAAGACTTTGAGCTTCCTGATTCTGATGAACCTAATTTAGTAAACAAAATATTGCAATATGCTGGTGTATCTCTTAGAGAAAAAGATATTGCTGTTTTTGGTAATATACAAGAACAAGAAGATAATCAACAACAATCATAAGCTATGACATATATAACAGACTATCAATATTATGAAAACGCAGGAGTAACTCCTACGAATTCAAACTGGGGGTCATATCAATTTGTATCATTAGACGATATCGTAACTAATTTTATGTTAATGTATGTTGGTAATGACAAGTTAATAAACAATGTAGAAAAATATAATATTTTATTTCACGCAAAAAGAGGAATTCAAGAATTGAATTATGATGCAATGAAAGAGATAAAGATTTTAGAACTTAGTGTATGTGATCAATTAAGGTATGTTTTACCTCCTGATTATGTAAACTGGGTAAGAATTTCTATATATCAAAGTGGAGTATTAATGCCATTAACTGAAAATATACAAACAAATTGGAGTAATTCTTATTTACAAGATAATGATTGTAAAATATTGTTTGATGAAAATGGTAATATATTAAAACCAGAAAACTCTACTATAGATATGGATAGAATTGCTGGAAGTAAAAAAAGTCTTTACTTAAATTCAAATAGTAGTCAAGATGGTAATATGGGTTATAATATAGATGGGGCTTGGTTTTTTGATTATAGTGTTGGTCAACGTTATGGTCTTAATACAGAAACTGCAAATTCTAATCCTACGTTTTCAATTAACAAAGCTTCTGGTGTAATTAATTTTAGTTCTGGAGCTTCAGATAAATTAGTTATTTTAGAATATGTTTCAGATGGAATGGAAAATGGTATAGATTCACAAATTAATTTAAATAAATTGTTTGAAGATTTTATCTATGCTTATATTAAATATGCTATATTAACTAGCAAGTATGGTGTTCAAGAATATATAATTAATAGAGCTAAAAAAGAAAAAACAGCTTTGTTAAGAAACGCTAAAATAAGATTAAGTAACATACATCCTGGAAGATTGTTAATGAATCTTAGGGGTCAAGATAAATGGTTGAAATAATATGCCACAGTTTACAAGAAATTTTATAAAAGGAAGAATGAATAAAAGCGTTGATGAACGATTAGTTCCTCAAGGTGAATATATTGATGCTTTAAATTGTAGACTAGGATCTACAGAAAATACTGAGATAGGTGCTGTAGAGAATTCTTTAGGTAATACCAAGCTTACAACTATAACTTATGAAGGACTTGCGTTAAGCAATGAAGCAAAGTGTATTGGAGCTTTTGAAGATGGTAGTGAAGAAACTATGTATTGGTTTATAAACGATCCAGCAAATACTAACTCAAATACTGGTAAAGTTGATATAATAGTATCATATAATACTAAATTAGATTTATTATTTTATCACGTTATATCTACTAGTCTTTTAAATTTTAACGATACTTATTTAGTTACTGGTATTAATCTTATAGATGGACTATTGTTTTTTACAGACAATTTAAATCCTCCTAGAAAAATAAATATAAATAGAACTTATCCATATCCAATTAGTGATGTTGATCAAGTTACTGAACAAGATATAGGTGTTATTGTAGCGCCGCCTTTATTTGCGCCTACACTTACACAAACACAACAAGGTGGTGGGGAAAACTATATGACAGATATAATGATTTCTTTTGCTTATAGATATAAGTATGAAGATAATGAGTATTCTGCTATTTCTCCTTTTTCGCCAATATCATTTTCTCCAGGACCATTTCAATTAGATTTTTCAACTTATGATAACATTGGGATGCAAAATATATTTAACAGTGTTATTGTTAAATTTAATACTGGTACTAAGAATGTGATAGGAATAGATTTATTGTTTAAGTCAACAAATTTTGCTGCAATAAATGTTATTGAACGATTTAATAAATTAGATCAAGGATGGTTAAATAATGTTGAACAAACTTTTCAATTTACAAATCAAAAAATATATACAGTATTACCAGAAGCTCAACTTTTAAGACTTTTTGATAATGTGCCTAAAATTGCACAAGCTCAAACACTTATGGGTAATAGGCTTATGTATGGTAATTATATTGATGGATATAATATTACAAATGAAAATGGTCAAGATGTATATTTAGATTATACTTTAGATTTAATATCAGAAGATTTAGATGCTGGAGAAACTCCTTCAATAAATACTACTTTTAATTATACTATAGATGGATCTGTTTCTGTTCTTAATGGAACAGCAACATATGATACAACTGGGTTTGATTTAAAAGCTGGTTCTCAAATAGGAATTGCTTTTAATTTAGGTCATTCTCAATTTTCTGGAGCTGCTGAATATGTAGATGGAACAGAACCTTTAAATCAATATGAATCTACGTTTTTATTTAACGTTCAAGAAGACTTTTCTAATGCTTACGATTTAGTTAATTCTCCATCATTTATAGCTGCAGTGTCTGAATTTATTGCGCCTTCTAACTCTACTTGTTTTTCTCAATTATGTTCTACAGGATGCGAAAGTGGTACATCAATTACAGATTTAATTAACTGTGGTGTTGTTGCTAAAACAAGTTGGTATAAAGTAGGTTTTGGAATATCTGGAACAAATCAAGGTGTAGTAATTGGATCTACTCCTGGTAGTAATAGTTTTTCTTTAACCGTACAAGCAATAAAATATGAAAAATACGATACAACAGTAACACCTAATGTAGGGTTAGGAATTTTTGCTTATGAATATTTTACTGTAGTACAGTCAGAATTTCTTTATAGTTTAGATTCTTCAAAAAGCAGTTTACATAGCGACAGAGATTATGAAGTTGGTATTGTATACGAAGATAATTATGGAAGAGCAAGTACTGCTTTAGTAGATACAAATAACACTGTATATGTTCCTTGCGATAATTCTATTACAAAAAACACAATAAAAGTTACATTAAATAGTTATCCTCCTTTTTGGGCTACTAAATATAAATTTGTTTTAAAACCATCAAAAGATGAATACAGAACAGTTTTCTCTAATATCTTTTTTCAAGAAGAAGAAACTGGTAATGTTTGGTTTAAATTAGAAGGAGATAATAAATCTAAAATTGTTTTAGATGAAAACTTAAAAGTTAAAACTGATACAAATGGACCAGTATTAAGGTGTGTTGAAACAAAAGTTTTAGATTATGGTAGTCAAGTAGAAAACTGGCTTTGTCAAAGGGCAAATGATGGTACTTTAATAGATGAAACTTGTTCTCAACCAACAGGAGTTTATATGCAGCTTAGACCAAGTAATTTTTCAGCTGGTGTTGCAAAAGATGCATTAATAAATACTGGTGAAGATGGATGTAAAGGAACTTATTGCCCTGTAAAGTATGATGTATCAATACCTAATCCTGATACAACTGGACCAACTGATTTATTTATACCATACACTATACCAGCAGGAAGTCTTGTTACAATAAAACTTAGAGAGCAACGATATAAAAGAGGGTCTAAATGCGGAAGTAGACAATATCTTTTTGACAAAACTTTTACAGCTAGTCAAGATTACGATAGTATGTATGCTTTTGTTGAAGGAGATAATATAGATTTAACAGCTGGTGTTAGTTCAGGTAGTGACGACACTATAAATACAATAAACCAACCTAGTACATTGTATCCTTATTATACATCTTTAGCTAGTGGAGGTCAGTCTTATGTTACTTTTCAAACAGATGCTTCAAACGGAAAAATGTATCTTGTTTTTCAAAATGGAACTCCTAATTGTGGATCGCCAAACAAGAGAAATTCTTATGGTAATGTACAGATTATAGCTCAAAGAGCAACTACATTAATGGTTTTTGAGACTGAAGCAAAAGATGCAAATACTGAGCTTTATTATGAAAATGAGCAAGTGTTTAATGTATCTGCAGGTTATCATCAATCAGGAACAATTGTTAATGATCAAAATCAAACTGCAAGTTTACCAGCTGTAATTAATTTAACTTTTTCTAATTGTTTTACTTTTGGAAATGGGGTAGAGTCTAATAGAGTTTTAGATGCTTTAACTACACCTAGTTTTACTATAGGTGAAAAAGTAACTGCGGTTGCTCAAGAAGAATATAAAGAAACTCATCGATTTAACGATATAACATATAGTGGTAATTTTAATAAAGAGTCTAATATAAATAAGTTAAACGAGTTTAATTTAGCTCTTGGTAATTATAAGTCTTTAGAAAGTTCTTATGGTCCAATTAGAAAACTACACGGAAGACAAACAGATATACTTACTTTACAAGAAGATAAAATATCTTATGTTTTAGTAGAAAAGAATTTACTTTCTGATGCAGCAGCTGGAGGCGCTATTACTTCAATACCTCAAGTTTTAGGAACTCAACTTGCTAGACTTGAAGAATATGGTATTAGTAATAATCCAGAAAGTTTTGCTCATTATGGTTATGATGTATATTTTACTGATGCTAAAAGAAGTTCAGTTATAAATATTAGAGGTGGTGTTAACGCAAAGTCTGATAAATTACAAGTAATATCTTCATTAGGTATGCGTAGTTGGTTTAGAGATTTATTTACCGAAAGTTTTGAAACTCAAAAATTAGGAGGATATGATCCTTATATGAATGAGTATGTTTTAAGTAGCAATACAGAAAAAGTGCCTGTACCCGCAACAAAAAGAGATTGTGGATATGAAGTTAGGCAAACTAATTCAAGCGAGGCTACATCTTTTAACATAGATTGTACTTCAACTATAGGTGATATAGCGGTTGTTTATAATTTTGATTCAGGTTCGGCTGTACTATTAATTAATTATAATGGTGTTGTTGTTGTTAATCAAACCATAAACGGATCGGGAACTGTAACTTGGAATAAAGGACAGTCTTTTCCTACATCTGCTCAGGTAACTATTACACCTACAGCTGCAACATATTCATTATCACTTGGATGTCCTCAAACACAAAATTTAACAGTAAAACGTATTGTTATAAATTCTGCTGGAGATGCTAGTTTAACTTCTAGTGTTAGATACAGATGGACTGATGGAACAACTATTAGCCCTTATCAAAGCGATAATATTGTGCTTGAAGAAGATGGTATTTCTTTATTTGCTTCTCAAACTGGACCAGCATCATTTGGTACTATTCCAACATCTGGGTCAACTGTAACAATGCAAAACCTACAATCTGTTGGAGAAACTTTTGCCTTTGATCCTTTAGCAGATAAGTTTAAATACTTAGTGTCTAACACTAACTATAACGAGGCGGATGTAAATACATTAATACCATTATTAAGCACTGCTACTCCAATTACAAATGTTAGCGGAAATACTTATCAATCAAGCTTTACTTATACAAATGCATCAAATGATGATTATTTGTATTTAGTTTGGGATTATAGAGTTGCAACAGCAATTGAGTTGTGTTATGATGCTACAAGTTCTTCTGAGTCTTGTTGTAGTTGTGGTACAGATGCTCCAGTTTGTCCAGATAGAACTTTAGTTTTTCAGGTGTGTAATAGTAATGCTGCACGAGATGATAACTTTGATGTATATTTAAATAATAACTATATAGGTGCTTTAGATTTAAATTCAAACACACAGGCAGGATCAGTCTTTATAGCTTCTGCTAATACAAGTTCTGCGGTAACAAGTAGTGACTTTATTTGTCCTTTAAATCTTATGGTTACATATCATTTTAATCCTAACTTTGTTGTAGGAGGCTCTAATACTTTAGAGTTGAGAAATACGCAGTCTAATAACAATGGTAATTACGGGTCAATAGGTTTAAGAAATTATTTAACAACAGGAAATGTTTTAAACAATCCTTGTGTTGTAGATAATTTAGTATATTCTGGATCAACAGGAGCTAGTTTTTCATTAACATTTAATTATACTGAGTGTTGTCCATAAATAAAACAAAATATGAGTGTAGTAAATAAATTTATAGATTCAACTAATTTTTTAACTGCTACTGCAGTTTATGATAATATCAATTTAACAACAAAAGCAACAGATGGTTATTATCAATTTGGAGGTCAATATAGAAGACAAGTTTCAGGATTGCTATTAACAGCTACAGTATGTTCTGATTGCTTTACTTTTGATTCGTTAGATTACGTTTCAACTAATTCAAATGATTTATGTTGTTTGACACAAACAGCATCGCAATATTTCTATCCAACTGGATTAACATTTTTAACTACAACTAATATATTTACTGATGTAAATTTAACTACCATTGCAGCTGATGGATTTTATAGTGAACCTAATGGTTCTCAATTTAGACAAATGAGTGCAAGTTCTTTAGGCAGTATAACAGCTTGTCCTTCTTGTACAACTACTCTTCTATTAAAATATAGTTCAGTAGATGCATTTGATTTATATTGTAATCCACCTAGTTCAGTTAATTATTACGTTGCTTTTGGACAATCATTTGCAACTGCAAGTCAAATTTATCAAGATGCCGCTTTAACTACAGTTGCAGCTGATGGATATTATAAAGATGCCGCTTTAAGTGGATCAGGCTATAGAATTATGGCTTCAGGAAGTTTAGGGACAATTCAATCTCAAGTTACTTGTAATACTATTTTTATATCTGGAGTTGGAGCTGCTTGTACTACATTTTGTGGAGCTACTAATTATACAATACCTCTTGAAAAAAATACAACCAATCAACATTCGTTTATAGGAATTCAAAATGGAGATGTTATAGCAGGAGCAACATTAACATCTGGGTGGTATGCTTATGCGGCAACTAGTACAGATACTGCAACAGGAACATACAGACAATTTCAACTAGACACTAACAATACAATAATCGGCATAGGACTATGTTCTGGCAGTAATTGTGTAATACCTTAATATATGCCAAATTATACGTTAACTTACAGTCAAGACGTAAAAGGATTTCCATCTTTTTACAGTTACTTTCCTGAATATATTATGGGTATGAATCAGTATTTATACACTTTTAAAAACGGAGACTTATATCGTCATAACACTAATCCTCTTAGAAATAATTATTATGATGTTCAATATAATTCTACAATTACAAGTGTATTAAACGATCAACCATTACAAAATAAAGTTTTTAAAACCATAGAGTTAGAATCTGATTCTAGCTGGGGTGCAACTTTTTTAACTGATTTACAGGCAGGTAGTATTAATGCTAGCTATTTTTCTTTAAAAGAAGGTTCTTATTTTAGTTTTATTAGATACAATCAAAATCAAGAAAATTTAAATTTAAGATCTACACAAGGAATAGGAACTTGTCAAACAATAACAGGAAGTGTTGCTGCTCCTCCATTAGTAATTGGATTTAACTTTAGTGTTGATTCTATTTTAAGTATTGGAGATACGGCTTATAAAATTG